CAGGGTTATTGAAAAGCGTCCACAGAACAAAGGCTCCAGTAATCCAGGACTTTCCAACTCCACGGAAAGCTTGAATTTGAAGACGCTTAGGTCCAGACTGAAGATATTCTGCGATTGCATACTGTGCTTTTGTTGGTTCTGGTAGGTCTAGCTGCCCCCACAAAGCTTGTAGGAACAGCTTAAAATCGCCTTGTAGGGCTGATAAAACGTCTGTCATATGTATTTAAGGGTGGTGTTTTAGCAGCCTTATCGAAGCATGTAGGAACCAGCTAAGGTACCTGCACCTTGCAACAACGCAGCACCTGCACCTGCAACAATTTTAAGAGCATCGTTTGCGCTCATCACAGGAATAGACAGGTCTTCACTAGATTGTGGCGGTGTCATGTAGGCTTGAATGCCTAGCTCTGGCACACTAAAACCGCGTGTACCAGTTTCAGGTTTTTCTGGAGAGCTAGCAGTAGTCTTAGCACGCTTAGGCGGTTTACCTTGTTTAGCAGTACGACGGATACTAAGATCCTCCCCAACAGTAATTAGATCAGGTCTACGTGCAGAAGGCGACATGCCCAAAGCTTCTCTAGAACCTAAGTACCGTTGCAGTCGTCGTGACTCTTGGTTTTTAAGCTTGTTATCTTCTGGTGTAAGATACTGTAAATTACCAGGTTCATCACCAAACTTGTAACCTGCTTCTCTTAGCCTAGCTAAAGCTGCATTAACATCGCCGCCTCGCCTTTCTAAATCTTCTAGTTGCTCACCAATAAACGATAACTCGTTAAAATGGTCAACTTCTTTGTCACCTTTTTCGTCTTTTATGCGACGGGATTCTGCTGCGTCTTCAGGAGACAGTTTGCCTGTCTGTATTCTGCGACGTTTTTGGCGAAGTCTTTCTTGAGCTGCTTTGGCAGTTAAAGGTCGTTCTTTAATACCTCCCTGCCCATCTGATGTAATACGAATACGTTTCCCGTTTTTTGTAGGAAACCCTATTCTACCTATAATCTGTTGAGGTGTTATACCAGGATAAATACGTTTAAGTGTTCTAGCGGCTTTTTTGTAATTAGTCCATGGTATAGGGGACTGCCTAATAGCCATTAGTTAATATGAGATAAAATAAGAGACTCCCGTAGGAGATTATGTCCAAACTGTTCTCTCATCCAAGAGAGCCAGTGGTTACTTCCTTTGTCCTGATTGCAACAGGTACAGG